GGAATTGGATGATTCGATCCCCTGCTTTCCAGTAGAAGTTGTCACCTGATTTTGTTCGCAATGCTGCTTTCCATTCGCCACGGTAATCGGAATCGATAACACCGCAGGTATTATTCAGCTCTAGCCCATGATTGGCTCCTGCTCCGGAACGCGGGAGAAGCAAAGCAACGTGCCCTTCCGGAACCGATGCGGCAAAGCCCAGAGGGGTGAAGATAGTGGTGCTGAATGCCATTCCTCCCTCTGGCATGTGAATGTCGAATGCTCCTGCTTTATCGGTTGCCTTGATCGGCATAACGAAATTGGGATGCAGTGCTTTAATGTCCATCTTGTCTCTTTCTATGGGTTGACGGGATGATCTTAGAATTACTTGGAACGGCACTATTATGAATGACGAAGGCAAAAAATCTGCTCTCGAAGCGCCTGCTTTGGTTAACTGGAAGAGTCCACCTCTACTTTCGGAATTGAAGGCTGATCTGGTTTTTGCCAAGTCAACCCATGATCTTCAGAAGCAGAAGATCGGTGAGTGGCTGGACAATCTGAATGTGACTGGAGCGGCCAAGGTGAAGTCCCCCAAGGGGAGTTCACAGATCGTACCCAAGCTGATCCGCAAACAGGCTGAATGGCGCTATGCCGCTCTCAGTGAACCGTTCCTGAGTACGGATGATCTGTTCAATGTGAATCCCATTACCTGGGAGGATCGCAAAGCAGCCGAACAGAACCAGCTGGTGCTGAACAACCAGATCAATGTTCACCTGGATAAGGTGAGTTTCATTGACGAGTACGTCCGTACCGCTGTGGATGAGGGCACGGTGATTGTTCGGGTGGGTTGGGACTTCCGGGAGGAGGAGTACACCGAGGTTGTTCCCAAGGTGGAGTTCCGAGTCAATCCAGAACTGGCGGAGATGCATGAGCATCTTCACAAGATGATGGAGGAGTCCCCCAGTGAATACGCGACGGATGTTCCTGATGAGCTGAAGCAGGCCCATGAGATGACCATGGAAGAGGGTCAGCCCATTGAGCCGGTGATTGTCGGGGAAGAGGAAGTCAAGAAGACCCGTACCGTATGCAACAAACCGACGCTTGAAGTCTGTGATTACAGGAACGTCATTGTTGATCCGACGTGTCTGGGCGATATCAAGAAGGCCAACTTCGTGATCTACAGCTTCGAGACTTCCATGTCAGAGCTGAAGAAGGATGGAAAGTACAAGAATCTTGAGTATGTGAACGTCGATAACAGCACAGTGCTGGGAACTCCAGACCATGAGGTCTCTGATGCTGTCCGAAGCTTCAACTTTAAGGACAATCCCCGCAAGAAACTGGTGATCCATGAGTATTGGGGCTACTGGGATATTGATGGAACGGGAGAAACCAAGCCTTTTGTTGCAGCCTGGGTAGGAAATACCCTGGTTCGCATGGAAGAGAGTCCCTATCCGGACAAACAACTGCCCTTTGTGATCGTTCAGTACCTCCCTGTGCGCAAAAGCGTCTATGGAGAGCCGGATGGCTTCCTGATTGAGGACAATCAGAAGGTGATTGGTGCCCTCACGCGAGGAATGATCGACCTCATGGGCAAGTCTGCCAATGGGCAGACCGGTATCCGCAAGGACATGCTGGATCTGACCAATCGACGCAAGTTTGATAAGGGTCTGGACTACGAATTCAATGTGAATGTGGATCCAAGGCAGGGTGTTTTCATGCACACCTACCCTGAAATCCCCCAATCAGCCCAGTTCATGCTGAGCCTGCAGAACATGGAGGCTGAATCGCTGACTGGGGTGAAGGCATACAGCCAGGGAGTGTCTGGCCAAAGCCTGGGAGATGTGGCTGCTGGTGTCAGGGGTGCTCTGGATGCGGCTTCCAAGCGCGAGCTGGGGATTTTGCGCCGTCTGTCCAATGGAATGGTGCAGATCGGGCACAAGATCATCGGGATGAATGCCGAGTTCCTCTCTGATGAAGAAGTGATCCGCATCACAAACGAGGAATTCAAGACCGTCCGTAAAGACAATCTCCCCGGCAACTTTGATCTCAAGCTGTCGATCTCCACCGCAGAGGAAGACACCAACAAGGCAGAGCGGCTGGGATTCCTGCTACAGACGGTCGGCCCCAATTCGGATCCAGCTCTGATGAAGCTGATCCTGTCGCAGATCACCAAGCTGCACAAGATGCCTGATCTGGCTCACCAGATTGAGACCTACGAGCCTCAGCCTGATCCTCTGGCTCAGGAGAAAGCTCAATTGGAGATTGAATTGCTCAAGGCCCAGATCGCTGAGGTCAATTCTCGAGCTGCAAGCCTGCAATCCAAGGCTCAATTGGATGCTGCTAAGACGGAAACTGAAGTCGCTGTGGCTGGCAATGTTAAGTCGGACACCGATCTTAAGAACCTGGACTTCGTGGAACAGGAGACCGGAGTTAAACAGGAGCGGGATAAAGAACTCCATGGGGAACAAGCCCGTTCACAGATGCAGATGAAGCAAATGGAGCATGATTTCGCCAGAGAAGAGCGTGTTCATGAGTTGCTTAAGGAATACCGGAGTAAAAAAACCAAATAATTGGTTTATAGTCCGGTCTGTGAGTTACTACTCCGCCTTCTATTAACTTTTGAAAGCACTGGTAGACATGAGCAATAGCGAAATCAAGGATATCGAAGAGAGCATGAAGGGAGCACGTAAGCTGATTGCGCTTGGAGACTCATTGGAGCGGCTTAAATCCAATCGAGACTTCCGACTGCTGGTGTCAGAGGGCTACTTCGAGAAAGAAGCGGTCCGCCTGGTTCATCTGAAGTCCAATCCTGGCTTTCAATCTCCGCAGATGCAGGACTCTGTCCTTAAACAGATCGATGCGATCGGTAATCTGAACCTGTACTTCCAGACAATCAGCCAACAGGCTGCTCTTGCCCGGAAATCGCTGGAACAGGATGAAGAAGCTCGGGATGAGCTGCTGGCCGAGGAGGACTGATCATGGCTACTGGTGAAAACAAAGATGAGGACGTCTCTTACCTCAGCATGTCTGATGAAGAGATGATGAATGCCAAACCTCCCGCTGTTTCGGCGCCTGTTCAGGACGAAGCTGAAGAAGACGATCCTTCTTCAGACGAAGCAGATGATGCAAGCACGGAAAAACCCGTGGCTGCCGAGGTGAAAGAGGAAGCTCCCGAGGACGAGGCCGACAGCGGTGCGCCAGCACAAGCGGAGGCGAAGTCCGAGGGGGAGGATAAAGGTAAAGAGGCAGATCCCGAGGCAAAGGTTGACGAACCAGTCACCGAAGAACCTGCTGATGAAGTCAAGGTGGACTTCGAGGCTGAGTACAAGCGACTTCTGGCTCCGTTTAAAGCCAATGGGCGAGAGATTCAAGTCAACAGTGTTGATGATGCAATCTCGCTTATGCAGATGGGAGCGAATTACAACAAGAAGATGGCTGCACTCAAGCCGAATCTCAAACTCATGAAGCTATTGGAGAACAATAACCTTCTGAGTGAAGAGAAGATCAGCTTCTTGATTGATGTAGGCCGTAAAGATCCTGCTGCAATCAATAAACTGATTAAGGAAAGCGGCATTGATCCAGTGGATCTTGACGCTGAAAAGGCTAAAGACTATAAACAGACTACTTATACTGTTGACGACCGTGAAATTGAGCTGGATACGGTCCTTGATGACATTCAAGGAACTCCTTCGTACAACCAAACGCTCGATATTGTTAGCAATAAGTGGGACAGTGCAAGTAAACAGGTTATCGCTGGCGCTCCTCAGATACTGAGGATCATCAATGACCACGTTCAGAGTGGCATTTATGACCTCATCACGAAGGAAGTCGAAAGCGAGCGCATGTTTGGGCGCTTTAACGGTGTGTCGGATATCGAAGCCTATCGGCAAGTCGGCGACGCAATGCAGGCCAAGGGTGTATTCAATCGTCTGGTCAAGGGTAGCTCCCAACCGGAACGAAAGCCGAATGCCCAGCCAGTCGTTGTGACCCCGAAACCAAAGGTCGATGACGGCAAACTCAAGGACAAGAAGCGAGCTGCTAGCTCCACAAAACCTGCTGTTACGTCAGTTAAACAAGAATTCG